TAGGCAAGTCTAAAAACTACCTATCCACGAAGTATAGTAATGGAGAGACTGATGTCTATTAACGAAAAGATTTTTGACCGTATTGTTGATCACGCTGGTGATGTTCGACTTTATGAAAATGGTGTCCAGAGTGGAAACCGCACAATCCTACGCCAGCACAGATTTAACTTAAGAGACCTTTTAAAAAAGAACATTCGAGCGGATGTGAAGCCAGAAGTAACTCGCTTTACAAAGGAACTCCAAGCTCACAATAATAAAAGCTTGTCAGAATTCTCCAACTCGCAAAAGGTCTTTCACAAGAACAACCTTGATGCAGAACTAAAGTCGTTCTACAGAACACAGAAGCCAAAAACTAAAGAGTTACTGGCAGAAATAACAGGACCAAGAATTAAAGGTTCTCGGACTCTCAAAGGTAATATGAAGAATATTGGCTCTGGGGAACTTATCCGTATTCAAACAAAAGTAAAAGGCGGTCTAGCTAAAGGTTTAACCAACGATGAGATTATTAAGGATGTCATGAAGACAACTAAGATAACCGAACATCAAGCTAAGACCCTTACTCGTACTTCTATTACAACAACACAAGCTGATGCACTTAATCAGGTTATGAAGGCCAATGAAGAAGTCTTAGTAGGCTACATGTTTACTGCTATTCTAGACGGTCGTACTAGCCCCATCTGCTCTTTCCATAACGGTAAAGTTTATAATGTAGATGATAGGAGTTATCAACCTCCACTTCACTGGAACTGTCGTTCAACGATGGTACCTGTGGTTAAGAGTAAAGAAGACTTACAAGGTGTTGACTCTAAGAACATTAAGGCTAGGAACTTAACAAAGACTCCTTCCAGCCTTCTTACAGGAACCGCTCCAAAAGTTAAAGACTACACAAGTTGGTTGCGTCGTCAAAGCACTGACGTGCAGATTAAGCAACTAGGTGGTGAACGCCAAGCTGCACTGTTCCAACAAGGTCTGCTTAAAGCAAAAGAGTTTGTTTCTCCTGAAGGTAAGGCTCTGTCTATTCGTGGGCTAATGCGCCGTGCTAATAGAACCGTTAAACGCCCTACAGCTAATAACGAAAGCAACATTACTTTGGGCTTCTCTACTCCTGACGAGCTTATGAAGTCTAAGTCTAACACTGCTGCTTTAAAGGCTCACTTTAAAAATGATGCTATGGAGAACTCTCAGGCTTTAGCCTTGACTGATTTTAAAGGTAACTCCTTATCTCAGAAGCAGGGTAGCCGAAGAGCTTTCAAGTCTAACCGTGAAGGTGCTGTGTTTAACGCCGATGGTGCTGACTATGTCAGTGGTGCAGGTAGACACTTACAGATACAAGAGCCGGACATTCTTAAAGAGCGTCTAGCGCGAGTAGCCGACAGTGATGTCTTGACTTCAGCACAAAAGAAATACATCTCAAAGTTCGTGAAGGACTTAGACCGTAGCCTTTCTATTAACCAACGATCAGTTGTTACTGATGTGCTTCGTCAGACCTTTGTTCGTTCTAATAACTCTGGTGAGCCTTGGGGTAAACCTACTTCAGTATTCCGTAAGTTTACTTTGAACTCTGTTCAGGACTTAGGTACTCTGATGTTTAACCGTTCAGCTGATCGTGGTAAACTCTTCGGAAGCCTTACTGCTAAAATCGCAGATGACCCTGAAGTGTTTATTCAGAACAAGCGTTATACTATGAGCCAGATCATTAATGATCAACGAGCTGATAACAGGTATATCGAGACTTGGCAAGGAACTTACGGTGCTAAGTTGGCTAAGAAAGCTTACTTTAACGGTAAAGCCCCTATAGCTGCCTATACACAACCCATTATTAAGCGTTATCCTTCTGTAAAAGAGTTTAGAAAAAAGCTTATTGATAACATACCGGGAATAAAGATTAAGCGTAAACTAGAGAAGCTATTCGAAACTAAACCACCGAAGCCCTCTTGGTATCAACAACAGGTATCTAAGGTTCGAGGTGTGACACGAGAGTTTCTTGATAGAGAGTTTTTGTTTGCTTTCCAACGTAAGGCCGCCGAAGAACAGCTAAAGGACAAAGTCCAAAAGGCCACTTCTAAGGCTATGCAGTCAATTGCTACAGCTGATGGTGCTGACTATGACATGTTAGCTATTAAGATTGGTCAAATCTTTGACAATGAGCTAGGTACACTTAACCCGTTCAGATCTAAAACTCTTAAAGACTTCCACAGAGATGGTAGTAAGCTTATTGACTCGCTTGAAAAGCAAGGAATGATCCGTACAACTACTATTCGTGATATCGGCACTTCTTCACCTATTGATCTTACCACAGGTAGACCTATTAGTGATGCAGCGCTGAGAGGTGTTAGTGTTACTCGACAGATTGGCATTATTAATGGCCCTATGAGACAGCTACAGATTGCTTCTGAGAAAGCCCGTACAGCTCGTCGCTTTGGTTACTCTAATAAGAGAGACAAGGTCTACGCTCGTGCAGGTAGTAAAGAGTACTATGATGCTCGTAATCGTAAGACTGGTATGCCTGTCGTATCTGAAAAGGTTTATGCCGACTACGATGCTAATCAGATTGACCGCGACATGGCTAACATGCTTAATCACGCTAACTCTGTTAAGTACGAAGTTGATAACGAGTTCTTTGACTTTGCTGAGAGACTTATTTACTTTAACGATAAACGAGGTGAAGCTAAGAAGTGGGATGAGCTAAACGAGATGAAGAAACTTTTCATGTCTCGTGGTAATGACTCTCGTGGTACTATGGCTGTTGCTAAGTTCTATCGTAAACGTGGAGAGTCTTTTTCTGTTGATGCTTCTGTAGACTTCCGTGGTCGTGTGTATCATCGTGGCTTACTTACACCTACTAAGGGTGAAGCTATTAGACCTTTCCTAAATACAGCAAAGTCTGTTGCGGTTAACCCTGATGTTGTAGAAGAACTGCAAACACAGATAGGTGCCTTAATTGGAAGTCCTCTAGACACACTTACTGTCAAAGGTCGCTTAAAAGCTTTCAAAGATCAAGAGAAGAATCTTCTTGAGATTGGCGAGCTTATGATGAGCACTACTCAGCCTGACAGACGTATTAAAGAGTTCTTATCTAACCCTCTTGTAGCTGCAACAGAAGATGTTGAGGTTGGCAAGCTTGCTAGACTGGCTCTAGAGTATACACGTCTTCACAGGCACATGGAAGGTAACGTTCCTATCAACAAGGAACTCTACAACCCAGCTCAGTTAGCTAAACTACGTCAATTCCGTACTAAGATGATGATTGAAAATGACGCTAGTTCCTCTGGTGCTCAGGTTATTTCTTTGTCTACTGGCGATCGTGCCTCCGCTGAACTGTCTAACGTTTTACAGACATCTAAGAAACAACGTCTCTACGATGAGATTGCTAAACGTACAGTTGATGATGCTGAGTTTCTAGCTATACCTGAACTTCAAGACCTAGACCTAGACTGGACTGACTTGATGAAGGCTGCTAAGAACCAGAACATGGTTGCTTTCTATGGTGCGGGGGATGCTACTAAAGCTAATAACGTTGCTAACCAGTTTGCTAAAGTTCTTGCCAAAAAAGGTAAGGTTGCTATTACAGCAAAGGAAGTAGATAAGTTTAAGAAAGCCATTGATGCTAAGATTAGCTTCGAAATGGATAGAAAGAATTGGTCTCGCATTGATGAATTGCGTGATGTCAAAAAGAATGTGGTTCTTGCTTCTAAGGAAGGTAGGACTATCAAAGATTCCCTCTATGAAACTGCTCGTTCAGAGTTCAGAGATGGGGTTAAGAATTCGGAGGAGATGCATACCTTCTTAGCTAAACTTAACGACGAGACTGGTGAACTGATTGGAACCCGTCTATTCGAAAAGATTTCTAAGATTATGTCTCGTAAACTCGAAGAAGAGGTTCCTGTTACTGGTAAGTTCATTAAGTTCTGGAAAGACATTGCTAAAGATTATGTAGCAGAGTCTGGTTCGGTAGACATCCCTTGGGTGACTTTCGATGGAAAGACTATGATGCAGCGTTATCGAGTAAAAGAACAAACACGAATAGACTTCACCGACCCTGTAACGGGCGAGAAGGTCTTTAACATTTACGAAGCACCTAGTGCAGATGGTAAGCTGCTATCTCCACAGTCAATCCAAGACGCTGCGATTGGTTTGGGTGTTAATGGCAACCACAGTAATGACGCTGTGTTAGTCAGAAAATTTCACCTTTGGGGTAAGAAGAATGGCGTTGATACTGGAACTATCCACGACGCTTTCTTTACAAACTTAGGTGAGGCGGTTAACGCCAAGTCTGCCCTTCGGCAAATCTATGCAGATGCGCTAGAAGAAGGTACGATACATAAGACTCTCAAAGCAATGCGAAAGTCTGGTATGTCAAGGGCGACATATAATAAATACTTAAAAAGAGCTTATGCTGATGGTTTAATCGACCCTGATAATAAGATTACACCAAAGGAACTGCTAGAAAACTTCCGTCCGGGAAATGACTGGTACGGTATTGGTCCATAGATATTTGTAATATTTATAACCTTAAACAATTAGAAGAGTCTGTGACTCGAATTTACATATAAAAACCCTAGCTGTGCTAGAAAGGAAATAACATGACTGAAGATAATCAAGTAAACGAAGTAGCAACAGAAGAAGTTGTTGAAGAGCAACCTGTTGTAGAAGAAACTGTAGAAACAAACGAAGCCCCCAAGGATAGCGTTGAAGCCCTCGTTGAAGAACGACTGGCAAAGATGAAAGCCAACATGGATCGTATGGCCTCTGAGCGTGATGACGCCCTCAAGATGAAAGCAGAAATGGAAGCCTCCGCAAAGGAAGCAACTCTGGCTCGTCTTAAAGAAGAGGGTAAAATCCAAGAGGCTCTGGAAATGGAGCTTGCCGAAGCTAAAGCTAAACTAGAAGTCTTTGCAAAAGAGACAACACAGCTAAAGCGAGACGGTGTATTGAATGATGCACT